ATACAATTACTTACATCAGAAACAGCAGGTGGTGGACAAAAATTAACTACTTTTGATTCCTTAAATTCTTCTACTATTACTAGCAGTGGATCATCGCAACTTATTATTAGTATAGATGCTTCATCATACGATAGTTTTATTTTAAACTATACATGTAAATATGATGGAACAACAGATGGTAATTATAGAAGAGTAGGAAATATGTTACTTAATACATTTGGTAATACACAATCTAATCCTACAGCATCAGAAGTATTAATGCAAGATATGGCAACAGACGTGGCGCATATATTAAGTGGAGACGTACAGTTTACATCTGCAAGAAATGGAACTAACATAGAAATATCAGCAGTTAATACTACTGGTAAACAATTAACTATGAAGTTCATTACTCAACGTTGGTCCTCATAATATATAAATGTTTGTAAATCTACAGACGCCAGAACAACGACTATCTACATGGCGAGATATAAGAAACAAGAATCATGCTAATATAGAAGAAGTATTAGAGGACTTTTCTTCTATTAAATTAGTTTCTAGATATTTAGATTATTATACACCTAAAAGTTGGCCTAATCCTTTTGAAATTATTAATGAAGGTTACTTATGTCAAAGTGGAGTATCTTTAGTATTAGCATCTACATTAGTATATAAAAATTTCTTATTTGAGGATAGAATATTATATCCGGTGATAAGTAATAATATAACAGGAACTTCTGGTTTAGTTATATTACATGATAATTTAGTATATAACTTTACTCCCAACAAAGCAGAAACTTGGGAGTATGTAAAAGAAAATTCCACAGTATTTCAGATACATAATTTACAAAAAAACATAATTACTTCTTGATTTTAGTATTGTTTTATGTTACAATAGACATAAGATAAATATGAATGTTGAAAGAATAATTTTAGTTTTTAAGGACACAGAAACACATGCAGGTAAAGAAAAGAGACGGCACCCTAGAAGATCTTAACGTAGAAAAGTTACACAAAGTTGTTATGTATGCCTGTGAAGGAATTGCAGGCGTAAGTGCAAGTGAAGTAGAAATACATTCCCAAATACAGTTTTTTGAATCTATTGCTACAGAAGATATTCAAGAAACATTGATTAAAAGTGCGGCAGATTTAATCTCAGAAGAAACTCCCAATTATCAATATGTAGCAGGTAGGCTTATTAATTACCACCTGCGTAAAATGGTCTATGATAGTTTCACACCACCCTGTCTCTGTGATATTATACAAGACAACATTGATAAAGGATTTTATGATTCTGAATTTACTAAACTTTTTACTAAAGAAGAAATAAACGAATTAAATGATCATATTAAACATGAGCGAGATGAAGTATTAACTTATGCGGCTATGGAACAATTCCGTGGTAAGTACCTAGTACAAAATAGAGCAACAGGTGAAATATTTGAAACACCGCAAGTAGCATACATGATGATTGCGGCTACATTGTTTAGTAAGTATCCAAATGAAACTAGAATGAGTTATATAAAATCATATTATGATGCTATTAGTACCTTTAGAATATCTTTGCCTACGCCTGTTATGGCTGGTGTAAGAACTCCGCAACGACAATTTAGTTCTTGTGTACTTATAGAAACAGGTGATAGTTTAGATAGTATTAATGCTACAAGTAGCAGTATTGTTAAGTATGTAAGTCAGAAAGCAGGTATTGGTATAGGTGGTGGAAGTATTAGAGCAGTAGGTTCTGCAATTAGAAATGGCGATGCTACACATACAGGCGTTATTCCCTTCTATAAAATGTTCCAGTCTGCTGTAAAAAGTTGTTCACAAGGAGGAGTAAGAGGCGGAGCGGCTACATTATACTATCCTTTGTGGCATTTAGAAATTGAGGAGTTATTAGTACTTAAGAATAATAAGGGCACAGAGGACAACAGAGTGCGTCACATGGACTATGGTGTACAGTTTAATAAGTTAATGTATGAGAGACTTTTAACAGGCGGAAATATTACATTGTTTAGTCCTCAAGATGTTCCTGGATTATATGATGCATTCTTTCAAGATCAAGACAAGTTTCAAGAGTTGTATGAGAAAGCAGAACGTATGACTAGTATTAGGAAGAAGTCTATTCCTGCACAGGAATTGTTTAGTGCCTTTATGACAGAACGTAAAGATACAGGTAGAATATACTTAATGAATGTCGATCATGCTAATACACATGGTTCATTTATTGAAGAAGTAGCACCAATTAAACAAAGTAATTTATGTTGTGAGATAGATTTACCCACAAAGCCTTTGAATGATATTAATGACCCAGAAGGTGAAATAAGTTTATGTACATTAAGTGCAATAAATTGGGGTGTATTAAAAGATACTAGTGAACTAGAAAAGGTCTGTGACCTTACTGTTAGAGCATTAGACGAACTATTAGATTATCAAGAGTATCCAGTAGTGGCGGCAGAATTAAGCACAATGAATAGAAGACCTCTAGGTGTTGGTATTATAAACTTTGCATACTGGTTAGCAAAAAATAATAGTACATATCAAGAACCAGATTTAGAATTAGTTGATAAGTGGGCAGAAGCATGGAGTTATAGTTTAATAAAAGCAAGTAATGATCTTGCAATAGAAAAAGGTGCTTGTCCTAAAAATATGGAAACAAAATACGGACACGGTATTACACCCAACCAAACATACAAAAAAGATGTAGACGAACTAGTTAAACATAAAGAACGTATGGATTGGAAAGAATTAAGAAAAAGTTTAAAAGAACACGGAATTAGAAACTCAACATTAATGGCACTAATGCCAGCAGAAACATCTGCACAAATTAGTAATAGTACAAATGGAATAGAAGCACCAAGAAGTTACATTAGCATTAAACAAAGCAAACATGGTGTATTAAAGCAAGTTGTACCAGGGTTTCCGTACTATAAGAATAAATACGACTTACTATGGGAACAGAAGTCACCTACAGGCTATTTAAAGATAATGGCGGTATTACAGAAGTACATAGACCAGGGAATTTCGGTAAATACATCTTACAATCCAGAACACTATGAAGATGAAAAAGTTCCTATGTCCGTATTACTTACAGATGTTATTACTTTTTATAAATATGGTGGCAAACAGTTATACTACAATAACACATATGATGGACAAGGGGAGATAGATATCAATAAGGACGATGCGTCTGATCAGTTGGAACTATCTGAAATAGACGATGAAGATTGCGAGAGTTGTAAAATATAATGACAGTTTTAAATACAAAAAATAGAGTAGACCACACTAAAGTAAAAATGTTTTTAGATCCTACAGGTGGTCCTGTAGTGCAGAGGTATGATACCCTCAAATATAAACAGTTTGATAAGTTTACTGACAAACAATTAGGATTCTTTTGGAGACCAGAAGAAGTAGATATTTTAAAAGATGCTACAGACTTCAAAAACCTAACAGATCATGAACAGCACATATTTACCAGTAATTTAAAACGACAAATACTATTAGATAGTGTACAAGGTCGTTCACCTAATATTGCTTTCCTGCCTATAATAAGTTTACCTGAAGTAGAAACATGGATTGAAACATGGGCATTTAGTGAAACTATACATAGTAGAAGTTATACACATATTATTAGAAATGTTTATCCTAACCCAAGTAAAGTATTTGATGAGATGTTAGATATACAAGAAATATGTGATTGTGCAGATAGTATTACAGAAAATTATGATAAGTTAATTACATGGAACGAGCTATTAGCAAGTGGTAGTAAAAAGTATGATGAGTATGAACATAAAAAAGCAATTTGGTTATGTTTAATGAGTGTAAACATACTAGAAGGTGTACGATTTTATGTATCTTTCGCTTGTAGTTGGGCATTTGCTGAACTGAAAAGAATGGAAGGTAATGCAAAAATTATTAAATTTATTGCAAGAGATGAGAACGTACATTTGGCTAGTACACAAACTATGCTAAAACTTTTACCCAAAGACGACAAAGACTTTGCTAAAATACAAAAAGAAACATATGAGCAATGTACTCAGATGTTTGTAGATGCAGTAGAACAAGAGAAAGCATGGGCAGACTACTTATTTAAAGACGGTAGTATCATTGGCTTGAATGCAGAACTACTTAAACAGTATGTAGAGTATATAGCCGCCAAACGAATGCATGCCGTAGGCCAAGAGAAATTATATAATAAAGGAACTAATCCTCTACCTTGGACACAATCCTGGATAACAGGTGGTTCAGTGCAAGTAGCACCACAAGAAACAGAAATTAGTAGTTATGTAATAGGTGGAACTAAACAAGATGTAGATGGGAACACATTCAAAGGTCTAAGTTTGTAATGAAACTTGTTGTTTGTGGTTGCAGTTGGAGTTCTAGAGATCCTAACCATTTAGATACAGAATACGGTTATTATATTTCCAAACATTTTGGATGGGAGTATCAAAACATAGCCAGACCAGCATGTGATAATTTTGGCATTAGATTGCAAATTGACTATGCTGTAAATGTATTAGAAGCAGATTTTGTTGTCGTAAATTGGACAACTCCTTGTAGAATAGTATGGAATAACACAGGTAAAGATTACAATATATTTGCAGGTCTTAAACAATTAGATTATGATGTAGAAAATATTAGAAACGATGGTTCCCCTGGTACCTTTACAAGACGATCTCATCCTGAATATCCAGACGACAACCCTGTAATTACTAGCCAAAGTTTAGTTAGTATATTAGAAAATAATTTAACATGTACATATGAAGAAGCCTGTTATAACTGGTGGATGTTAGAACAATATTTTACTTCAGAACAATTTTATGCATTTAGAAAATGGTATATGTATATGTACGATCACGATTTAGAAGCACATAAGCAATTATATATGATGCAAAGTGCTGTAGAACTAATGCAACGTAAGGGTATTAAATTTTTATTTTGTCCAAATACATTTACATTCAAACAAACAGAAACACATTTAAAACAACCTGATCATACGAATAGACAAACTATTGCTATAGAAGAAACACGAGAAGGAGGCGGATATATATTTGATTTCGTACCTGATAATAACATATTGCAACCTGGTATATCTTCAGCACTTCAAGGAGATCATAGACGTATGCAAGAACAAGGTTTGGAACACGAACCTGGATCAGATTACACTCATCATCTAAGTCCACAAGCACAAGAAGAATGGTCTACTACTCTTGCTATACCTAAAATTCAATCTATACTAGATAATTCTTAATAAATACTATATAACACACAGAGAAATAATATGTATGATATCAAAAGCCTTATTGGCAAAACAGTAACAGTTAAATTAACTTCAGGGGTAGAACTCATTACCAAATTAATAGGTTATGTAGCAAAAGATAAAAATGTTACATGTGAATACCCTATGACTATTATTATAAGTGATGGTGAAGTCGCGGCAGTACCTTACCAATATACAGGTAACTCCAGTGAAGTAGTATTTTCTATTAATAAAATATTAAGCATTTGTCCTACACTAGCAAAACCAGAAGAAGACTACCTATTATTAGTTGCCAATTCCAAAGAAGTAGATCCAGAAACTGTTGAAACTGCATAAATAATAGTATGACAACATGCAGATTAGGAATAGATATGGCAGGCGGTGGCTTAATTATGGGCCCAGGAGCACCTACAGTAATAGTTAATAATTCACCAATAAGTACAGTTGGTGACGGCATAGCAACACACGGAGAAGCACCTCATACCTCAGGTAGTAGTCTTATATCAACCGGTAGCGGTACAGTTAAAGCAGAAAATAAATTTGTTTCTATTGCTCCAGGTGTTGTAAGTTGCGGTCATACTTTAGCACCAGGATCAACCACAGTCATAACAGGACTGTAAAGTGCCCAATCTCGTTTCAGTACGAGGTCCCCATGCTCGAGGCCCTATGGACAATATTAGAGTCCAATGGAATATGGGCAACTCATGTAACTACGAATGTGAATACTGCCCTAGTATATTGCACGATGGTTCCAAGCCATGGTTACCCTTAGAGTCCTATTTAACGACCATAGAGCGTCTATCTCAGCATTACAACAACTTGGGTAAACGTGTGGACTTTGAATTAATAGGTGGAGAAGTTACAGTTATTCCCGGATTCGAAGATATTATACGAAAAATAAGCGAGTACGATACGCATAACGTAGTGTTTACAAACGGTAGTAGAACAGTTAAATGGTGGAGTAAAGCAAAACATTATATGGACGGTGTGGTATTAACATTTCATCCAGACTCACAAGATAAGCAACATATAATAGATGTTATAAATGAAATTAAAGATCATGTTACAATAGATATTAACATTGCTGGTATAGGTGGCCATGTACAAGATCTAGGAGATTTTGTAGAAGAATTAAGAGTATTATTTTTAGATTGTGAACACAATAGATATGATAATGTAAGTATATGTGTTAAAACTATGTATAAGAAGCTCTTAGGTGCTCACAGTAAGCAAGAAACATACTGGAACTATACAGATCTAGAACTAGAAGTACTACAACGTCCTGGAATAAAACCAATGCCTCCAGCAGAGCCAATAGAACATGTAGAAGAACATGAGCCACAAGAGCATGTAGAAGATACATCCTGGATGACAGAATTTTTATATGATGACGGAACAGCAAAGTATGTACAAAGCCATCAAATAATTAATCAACGTTTGAATGCATTCAAAGATATGAAATGCCACTTAGGATTTGAAAGTTTAAATATAGATGCTACAGGAGAGATGTATAGTAGTTGGTGTGGTGCTGTAAACTTTGGTAATATAAGCAATCCTGATTGGAGTCTACCTGCTAGTG